CCACGCACAAGCACGAGCAGATATTGAAAGAGATTTAAGAATAAGATGGTTTCCAGTTTACTCAAAGGAAACTTATAGAGATATAGCAATCTTGAACACAACTGAAATGGACTCAACACTATTAACTGATGCACAGTTTAAAAGAGCATCTGTATTTAGAGTAATAGGTTTTTATGCTTGTCCACAACTTACTAAATTTAATTCAAATGATAATCCAGATAGATTCCAAGTTATGATGAAACATTATCAACAAATGTATGCTGATGAGTTTGAATCTATTTTAAGAGATGGTGTTGAATATGATGCTGATGATTCTAATACAATTCAAGACGCAGAAAAAGCACCTTATCATAGACTTAAACTAATTAGATGAAGATTACTGTTGAGGATAATTCTTTACAAGTTGCTAGAAACTTTGAAAAACAAGTAAGAGAACAACCTCTAATAGTTAAGACTGCATTAGGTAGAACTGCTGAGTTCTTAATGGGTCTAATCAAACAAAGAACTGCAAGAGGTATTAATGCAGATGGTAATTCATTCCCACCATACACAGAAGCTTATAAAATATTTAGACAACAAGCTGGGCGACAAACACAATATCCTGATCTTAATTTTTCTGGTCAAATGTTATCAAACATAACTCAAAGATCACAACCTACACAAGCTATTATTTATTTTGCAAATAAATTCCAAAATGTTAAAGCTTTAGGTAATCAAAAGAAACGTAAATTCTTTGCTATTGGTGCAAGAGAGATTCAACCAGTAATGAATGTATTTATGCAAACATATAAAAAACTTAGTAAGATATGAGTAAACGAGAAGATATAGCATCTAATATAGTAACAACAATTTCAACTGGAACATCTCCTATAACTTTAAAGAAGGTTACTAGAGAACCTTTTAATGTTGATGAATTATCTGAACAACAATATCCAGCTTGTTTCGTACAATCAGGAAACGAAGTAAGATCTGATGAAACAATGACTTCAAGCACTATTACAAGACAAGCAACTGCTGACTTTGTAATTGTTGGATATGTAAAAGGAACTACATCAAATATTGATACAAAACGTAATGAGTTAATAACTACGATTGAAACTAGACTAAATTCTGATAGAACACGAGGTGGATATGCAAAACAAACTCAAGTAGTAGAAGTTTCTACTGATGAAGGTGTTTTGTTTCCAATAGGTGGTATCAGAATGGTAGTGCGAGTAATGTACCAATACACTTCTGGCACACCTTAACATTAACTAAACAAGGAAAACAACATGGCAACTCATACTGGTTCAGAAGGAACGATTAAAGTTGGCACTACAGTAGTAGGCGAACTTAGAAGTTATACTTTAGAACAAACTGCTGACACTATTGAAGATACTTCAATGGGAGATACTTCAAGAAGTTATAAAAGTGCTTTAAAAGGTTGGTCTGGTTCTGCGTCATTATTTTTTGATGAAGCTGATGCTGGTCAATTACTTTTAGTTTTAGGAACATCTGTAGCAATTAAAGTTTACCCTGAAGGTGCTTCAACTGGTGATAAATATTACTATGGTGATGCAATCATTACAGGTAGCAATATATCTGCATCTTTTGATGGAATGGTAGAAGCTGAAGTAACATTTACAGGTACAGGTTTATTAACACTTGGAACTGCATAATTAATTATTAATTAGAAAAGGAAGATATGAACGTAATAGATAGAGTGAAGGCACAATTTGAATCTTTAGGTATTAAAAAGATTGAGGTAGCTGAGTGGGGCGAGGAAGGCAAACCTTTAATAATATACTGCTCACCATTTACATTAGGAGAAAAAAGAAACCTATTTAAAGGTGCTAAGAATGATGATCTAGGAGTATTAGTAGATGCAATCGTTTTAAAAGCAAAAGACTCAGAAGGAAACAAATTATTTAAGCTAGATGACAAGCTAACATTATTGAATAATGCTGATGCAAATGTTATAGCTAGAGTAGCAACAGAAATGTTGAATGGTGTTTCTTACGAGGAAGCTGAAAAAAAGTAAGAACTGATACGGAGTTATATTCTATACTTGCTCTTGGTCAGGAATTAAACAAAAGTATAGAAGAAATTTGTCTTATGACACAAGACGAATTTTATTATTGGATAGCTTACTTTAAAGTGAAGGCAGAAAAAGAGAAACTTTATAATGGCAGATCAGCAACTAAACATAAAACTTAATGCAGTTGATAATACTTCAAAAGCTTTTACAGGTGTAAAGGGTTCAATACTAAGTTTAAGAAACGCATTAATAGGTTTAGGAATAGGTGCAGTAGTAAAACCAATAATAGATATTACAAAAGAGTTTGAAACTTTAAGAACAACTCTAAGATTTGTAACTGGTTCAGTTGAAGGTGGTCAAAGAGCATTTGGATTATTAAGAAACTTATCTAAACAAACACAATTTTCTACAAAAGAATTATCAGATTCATTTATTACATTACAAAATTCAGGAATAGAACCAACAGATGAATTACTTAGAACATTTATAGATACTGCTTCTGCTACTGCAAACTCATTAGATACATTAAACGATTTAACTAGACTATTTGCTAAAGGTGCTACTGGTGCTGGTATTGGTTCACAATCTTTATCTCAACTAGCTTCTAAAGGTATTCCAGTATTTCAAATCTTAGAAAAAGAATTAGGATTAACTAGAAGCCAATTAAATAAATTTGCTGATGATGCTGAAGGTTCAGCAGTTATATTAGATGCCTTAGAAAAAGGTTTAGCAAAAACATTTGGTGGTGCTTCATCACAAAGAGCAGAAGATTTAGCAATAGTATTTAAAAATTTATTTGAAAACTTAAAAGATGTTGCAGATTTAATAGCAACTGATGGTGGATTTAGTAATTCATTTAAAGATCTATTAAAAAGCTTTGGAGATCTACTTAAAACATTAGAACCTGTGATTGCTATACTTGGTAAATTATTAAATTTTGTAACTGAACTTGCTAATGTTGGACTTGTATTATTAAACAATTCATTAAAATTAGTTCTTGGTACTTTAAGCAAAGTAGTTAAAGGATTAGGAGATGTTGTAGGTTATGGTTCTGGTGTTTCAAAAACAGTTGGTTTAGATGAAGATAGAACAGTATTCGTTGAAATAAAGCAAAAAGTAACAGAAGATAAATCATTTTTAGGAATACTTGAGGGAAAACTAAAAAACGAAATTACCCTAGCAGATTTAGCATTTAAAGGTTTAAACAAAACACTAGCAGAAGGAGTTGTTAATGGCATTAAAAATGTATCAAGAGGTATTGCTGAAGCTATTGTTCTTGGAAAAAAATTAACAGATACATTTAGAGAACTAGCACAAAAAGTATTAGTCAATATAATTGAAAAACTAATTGAAGAACAATTAATTAGATTATCTTTATTTGCATTAGAAAAATTTAGAAAAGCTTTAGAGCAAGACAAAACTAGAGAAATGCAAAAACAAATTAACTTACTGCAATCACAATTAATATTAGAAAATGGTATTGCTGGTGCTAGAATGGCACAAGCACAATATGGAAGTGGCACTGGTGGTGGTTCTGTGGAAGGTCAAATAATATCAGCTATTGTAGGTTCATTTTTTGCAGAAGGTGGTGCAATAAACGCAGGACAACCAGCAGTCGTTGGAGAACGAGGTAGAGAATTATTTATTCCAAACACAAGTGGTACTATTATACCAAATCAAGACTTAGGTGTTGGTGGTAGTAATTATAACTTCACTATTGTTGCTACAGATGTACGAGGAGTAAAAGAATTGCTATTAAATAATAGATCAACTATTGTAAATATTATGAACCAAGCTTTAAATGCGAAAGGAAAATCTAGTTTAGTATAATGAGTGGCACTTTTCCTTCAACACCTACAACAAGATCAGTTTCAATAAGTTCACAACAAAATACTATTGTTTCAACAACTGCATCTGGCAGACGACAAGCAAGACAAATTGATGGTCAAAGATTTAAACTAATATTATCTTTTCCTGTTATGACTAGATCTGAGTTTGCACCTATTTTAGCTTTCATAATGAAACAAAGATCACAATTAGAATCATTCCAATATACACCAGCTACAATGGCTTCAACTAATGGAGTTGCTTCAGGAGTTATATCTGTTGCAGGTGCTATTAGTGCTGGTGCTACTTCTTGCACAATAGATGGCATGGCAAATAGTACATCAGGAGTATTTAAAGCTGGAGACTTTTTTAGATTTACTGGACAAAACAAAGTTTACATGATTGTTGCAGATGTTAATTCAAATGGTTCTGGTGCAGGAACATTAACATTTGAACCACCATTAAGAGCAAACGTATCTGATAATGCAGTTATAATTTATAACAATGTAGATTTTACTGTTGGCTTAACTAATGATGTTCAAGAGTTTAGAGTAGGAACAGAAAACTATTTCCAATACGAAGTTGATCTTATAGAGGTATTGTAATGCCTAGATCGCTTAATGCTTCTTTAATATCAGAATTAGCAACTAATAAATTAAATCCAGTAGAACTAGTTTATCTAGGAGTAAGCACAGGAAGTTATTACACAGATCATTATAAGAACATTACTTTTGATGGAAATACTTATACAGCTTCATCTTTATTTTTAGGTAGTTCAGAATCATCAGAATCTTCAGAAGTATCTGTAAGTAATTTAGTAGTTAAATTCGGTGGTGCAGATCAAACAATAATCTCTTTATTTCTTAACAATGAATATATGGATAAGAGAGCATGGGTTTATAGAGGGTTCTTAGATGATAACCAAGCTTTAGTTAATTATCCATTTCTTTTATTTGATGGAAGAATTGAGAACCTAAGCATTGAAGAAGATGAAACAAATTCAGTAGTAAGTATTTCTATTGCTTCACATTGGGCAGATTTTGACAAAACTAAAGGAAGAAAAACTAACACAAACTCTCAAGCATTACATTTTCCAACTGATGTTGGATTTGATTATGCTTCACAAACTGCAAAGGATATTAAATGGGGCAAAGCATAACTGATTTATATAAAATAATACATCTTTATAGGCAATTCCCTAGATACGACAAAATGAAATACCAAGATTT